CCAAACTTGATCGCATACGATATTGCTGGCGTTCAGCCAATGACAGGCCCAACAGGCTTGATCTTCGCAATGCGTTCAACACATACTAACCAAACTGTTGCTAACGAAGTATTCTACAACGAAGCAGATACTTCATTCTCTGGTGCAGGTACTCACTCTGCAAACGCTCCAGGTCAAGCATCAGTAACAACTGGTACTGGTATGGATACAGCCGCGGCTGAAGCACTTGGTTCAACTGGCGATGCATTTGCTGAAATGGCTTTCTCAATCGAAAAAGTTACAGTAGCTGCTAAGTCAAGAGCTTTAAAAGCTGAATACACAACAGAGCTTGCTCAGGATCTTAAAGCCGTACACGGTCTAGATGCTGAAACAGAACTAGCGAACATCTTACAGTCTGAAATCCTAGTGGAAATCAACCGTGAATTAGTTCGTACAATCTACACTAACGCGGTACAAGGCGCGAGCGCAACGGCATCTCAGGGCACATTCGACTTAGATGTTGATGCTAACGGTCGTTGGTCAGTAGAGAAGTTCAAAGGTCTTATGTTCCAAATCGAGCAAGAAGCTAACGCGATTGCTAAAGGCACAAGACGTGGTAAAGGTAACATGGTTATCTGTTCATCTGATGTTGCTTCTGCACTTCAAATGGCAGGTGTCCTAGATTACACACCAGCTCTTAACTCTAACTCACTAAACGTTGATGATACAGGCAACACATTTGCTGGTGTTCTTAACGGACGTTACAAAGTGTATATCGACCCATATGCAGGCGCTAACTACATGGTAGTAGGATATAAAGGTTCATCATCTTTCGATGCTGGTCTATTCTATTGTCCATATGTGCCATTACAAATGGTTCGTGCAGTTGGTGAGAATTCTTTCCAACCAAAAATCGGCTTTAAGACTCGTTACGGAATGGTTTCAAACCCATTTGCAAAAGGTCAAACTCAAGGTACACCTCCAGGCGAACTAGAAGCAGACACAAACGTTTACTACCGTCGTGTAATTGTAGACAACTTGTTCTAAACAAGATATCGGTTAACGATACAAACTTTGGGGAAGCTTTCGGGCTTCCCTTTTTTTATGCGAGATAGTCTGGGAGATATGACGCTTTAGACAAAAAGTCATTATATGAATCTTCGACTTTGTCTTGTTTGTAGAATAACCATTTGTGTATTCTCTGCCATATACTCTTTTCTACCATTGGATAACCAAACGAAAATACTATACATTCATAATGAGTATAGTTACGATTAGTTTGTATATTCCAAAATTTAGTAAGTTCTAAATCAGTATATGGTTTTTGTCTGCGTCTTTGTTGTGGTGCTTCGTTATATTTTTGGTCGTCATAAACAATGTGTAACGTTATACCACCTTCAGACCACCAAGGTATTTCATGGCACGGTCTTTCAACAGTGTTTATCGTATTATCGTACCAATGGATATTACAATTAAGTTTATCCACTGATTCAATAAATTCTTTCTTTTGTTCTTTATTATTGAATACTACTCCAATATACCTATGCTTTGAGTCGTCATGCCCTTGGCAACTAGTAAACGTTAAATAACCTTTCGCGTGCAAAGCAAGCACACCCTCCTTTACACGCGGTTCTAGGTTTTGCTCAATAATATCAGAATATTGGCTTACGAAAGTACTGACGTAATTACCATCCTCGTCTTGGAAACAATATGTTCGCCCGTCGACTAGATGATCGTTACCCTTAACAAACATCGCATAACGATGGCCATCTTCAGCTGAATTGAGTTGTGGCTCATTTGATTCTTGCTGTTGATAATAAGGTACTGTAATTTCGTATTGAGGCCGCATTACATTCCTAACGCATCCATGTATAGTTCAGTCATAGCATTTTCGTTATCAACATCGTCACGGTTTCGTTTACGAATTGAAACAATTTTACGAATGATTTTTGCTTCGTACCCGCGACCTTTTGCTTCAGACATTACGTCTTTTATTTGCTCAGAAACCGCTGCCTTTTCCTCTTCCAAGGTTTCAATTCTTTCAATAAACGCACGCAATTCGTCCGCTGTTACACTTGATGTATCATTCATTATATATTCCTTTTCAATTTGTAGTATTTATTGTAGGTCTGTTCGACCTTGTTTAATTCTGGATGTCTATGTATCCATTGTCCTGTTGAAGAATCAAATTGTTCACGAAAGAACCTATCCATTACCTCGTTGCCAGTATCAATAGATGTATCTACTTCCAGACATTTCTTATCAAACTCAGCATCCGACATTATTTCAGAATTTTCAATTTCATAAGCATATGCGGCTATACAGAGTTTAATACGAAGGTGCGTCTGCTTTTCGACAGGCGAACCCCATTTAGGTTTATCTTCTTCTTGGAAGAATACTTCTAAAGACATTTATAATTTACCATCTTCTCGCATTTGTTCTCGTATTTTAGTAGCAGATATATCGTGTATATCTTTGCCTAAATCATGTTCAGTAAACGTATATCCAACGCCTCTGCCATAACTAATATCAACAATGTTAGGAACTTCAAGAATTAAATATTGGTTTCCATTATAAAAACCATGTGGAGCTAATCCTCTTTCAATATTAGCAATTACGTCAATAATACCAAAAGGGTTATCATCTTGTGCTACAGTACGACCAGCACCAGCATCACCTTCAAAGTTAAACACATCTCGGATCATAATAACAACTTGACCTGTAATTGAATGTGCACGTTTAAACAATTCAGTATGACCATCGTGCCATGGCTGCCATCTTCCCAACATTTGTACTGTTGGCTTCTTATAATCAAACATCATTAATCCTTATATGTCTTGCAATAGCATCGGCTAAAGCTTCATCTGTGTTATCAAACCATTTCTCTACATGATAATTTACGTTATCAATAGATGGTGTTTCAAACATTTTATTAGTATCTTTAAATCTACCCTCTTTAATAGTGTCCATCCATACAGTATAGTCAGCGTCAAAAATAGCTCTTGTAACTTCAGTTGGACAAACAAAATCGCATATTACTGTACGATCGTGATACTTTTCGTGGTTGGCAATAGATGCCATTCGATGTGCTTGACGGTATCTGGCAGCTTCGGAAAACTCCCAGTCATTAGCCATTCGACGTATTTCGTCTGCATTAAACCAAGCACATTCTAATCGTTTCTGTAATCGTTCGGCTAGCCAAGTTTTACCAGAACCGGGCAAGCCAAAAATCAATATTTTCATTAATTAATCCTCATCCCCAAGATTAACGTTGGACTCTGTAACGATCAGTGAGCCAACTACAACGAATATATATAAAGAAACTATGCCCGCAAAAAACTGATAACCAGCAGACCAAATTAAATATGTTGATAATGCCATGACTGCGTTATGTAAGAATTTCCAATTAACAGGAATATGGTCAGCATATGATAATTCAACATCCCATGCGGGACTGAGTACTAAGATGCTTACCTTAACATATTGAAACAGCGCGTATAAGATAGGTAATACGCTAAGGAGTAAGTAATAAGGATCATCAAAATATTGATAGCCAATAATTCCACCGAGATGAAAGCCAATATAAATTAAAGTATAGTTCATTTGTTATATTCCACGAATAATCATTAAAGGATCTAGTGCAATGAGGAATAGACCTAAGACTATTCCCCATGCGATAATTTGTGCGGGTTTAAGCATCAGCCATATCTAACGCGACAGTTAATGCATCGACTTTACGTTTTGCATTTCCACCAAACCATGCTGACGCCATACGCGAGTCAGCTGAACGACCTAAGTTGTGGTCAGTCATATATGTAACAGCGTTATAAGCATTCCACCAAGTTCCTGGAGCATATTCGTATCCAGGCTGATTTTCAACTAAAGACATTGCTTCTTTAGCGTTACGAGCCAAAGTTTCTTTTTCTTTTGTTGATTTTCCAAATACAACACCAAAAAACTCTGTAAGTTTTTCGTCAGTGTAACGTTTTGAACCAAGAAACTCTGCGGCATTTTTGAATTCCTCAACTTTATTGTGACCAATACCAAGGATTTCTTTTACACTTGCTGGATCAAACACTGAACGGTGACTTACACGTACTGATGGTTGATTTTTTTCGTTCAAAGCTACGGCCAATGTATTGTTACATACAACACGTTCCATAACGAACTTAATGTCGATTGATTTACCGTACAAGTGTGGATTAGAGAATAGTAAATAACCTTTTACTTCGTCTCCACCAAATAATTCAAATCCATCTCGTACATCGGCTAACGCCCATACTAAACGGCCATCTTTAAGAGAACCTGCGGTATCCATTTGCATATCACCATTTGATACGAATTCAGTAAAAAAGTCAAATGCATCAGCATTTTGAACAGGGTTCCAACCTTTACCAACTTGTGTTAGTACTTTTCCGTCAGTTGAACGAATAAGCGCTTTTTGACCAGTTGCTACAACATCGCCTTTCCAACGTGCAAAGCATTCTGATTCTTCAACAGACCAATCAAGTCCTGCGGCTTTCATCATTTCTTGTGGTGACATATCATCTGTTACCGGTGTACCAAGACCATGCCAAGGTAGACCTTTACTTTCTCTATAAGCCATTTGAGCTCGACCGTTAACCATTTCCAATTCATGCGCCATATTGTATTCCTTTATATTATAGCTAATTTAGTTTTGTTATTGATTCTAATATAACACAGTTTGATGGTAATGTCAATAGTTAATTTGATTTTAATTCAAATTAATGTACGGTTTGATTTGGCATTGGTAATGAGTCAATCATTTCCGTACCGTGGTCTCCGTAACCAGATTTACATATATCATATATTGATACATAGTCTGTATCAGAATAAGATTCTATTTCAGCCACAAAAGAATGTTTTAAATGTGGTCTAATATATTTGTGCATGTACTCAAAGGCATCTTTACGTTTCTTCCACGAAACAGCCTGAGTTAATTCTAAAAAGTTATGTGCAGAAAAAAGCATACCAATTCCTTCGTGTTCCATATGTTCACGAGTTCCTAAAAATACGCCTTCGTTTGGATCAATGATTATGTACTTCAAGTGGATACCCTTTAAACCCTTCCCACCAATATGGTGCTATTCTACCTTTTTGCC